CGCAGGTGTACAGCATCGAGGCCGTGATGCCCGATGCGGGCGGGCGTGAGTTTGTGGATCTTGTCGCGGAAGTGGTGGCTTAAATGGGCATGGCCATCCGCATGAACATCGGGCAGTTCAAGCAGCAGCTGCGCGCCGAGGTGGACAAGCTCCACGCAGCCACCCGGCCCGCGGCGCAAGCGGGGGCGCAAATCATCTATGAGCGCGCCCGCATCAATGCGCCGGTCTCCGACGAGATGCACTACTTCCACATTCGCGGCAAGAAATACGGCCCGTATGCGCCGGGGAACTTGCGTGACAGCGTGTACCAGGTTTTCAGCAAGTCCAACAGCTACAAAGACGTGAGCACCTACCACATCAGCTGGAACAAGGACAAAGCTCCTTATGGATACGTCTATGAGTGGGGCAACAGCAAGCGCGGGGCGAAGTCGTTCATCGCCCGATCGGTGATTGAAACCCGCGCCCAGGTGCGCGAAGCCATCAAGGCCCGCTACATCGAAGAGGTGAACAAATGATGGAAGCCGACCTGAACACGCTGCTCAAAGCCATCTGCCCGCGCGTGTTCCCGGATGTGGCGCCATCTGGCACGGCCCGGCCATTTATGACCTGGCAGGCGCTTGGAGGCGAGTCGCTGCGGTTCGTGGACAACACCGCACCCGACAAGCGCAACACCTATATGCAGGTCAGCGTCTACAGCACCACTCGTGCCGAGTCACTGTCCCTCATCCGATCTGCAGAAGCCGCCCTTTGCGCGCACCCGACGCTCATCGTGAAGCCACAGGGCGAGCCCATCTCGACCTACGAAGACGACACCCAACTTTACGGCGCCATCCAGCGCTTTTCGATCTGGGCAGCCAGATAACCAATTAGGCGCAAGCCGCCCCCCGCAAGGCCCTTCCGAAGCAATTCGGCGGGGCCTTTTTGCATGCCCCCCGTGGGCGTCACCAGCCGCAGCGATGCGGTTTTTTTTCGTCCATCGACACCAGAAAGGCCCTCACCATGGCTCAAGTCCCAACGGGTACAACGATTTTCGTTGCCTCTGTCTTCGCATCCGCTCTGAGCTTCAGCGCGGCCAGCAACGCATCTGAGTGCGTTCTCACCATGGCCAGCACGACCGGCCTTGCCAACGGCGACTTCGTCGAAGTCTCCAGCGGCTGGGGTCGTCTGCACCTGCGTGCAGCCCGCATCAAGAGCGTGGTGCTGAACACCTCGATCACGCTGGAAGGCATGGACACCACGTCCACCACCTTCTTCCCTGTTGGCGCTGGTGCTGGCACGGTCCGCAAGGCTTCGACCTGGCAGCAGATCACCATGATCACGGCCGTCTCCAGCAACGGCGGCGACCCCGTGACCGTGGACTACAAGTACCTGGAATCGGACGTTCGCTACAAGATGAACGACGGCTTCAACGGCACTGGCTACACGCTGACCATGGATTCTGACGCCATCAGCACTCCTGGCTACACGTCGCTCAGGAACCTGACCGACGTGCAGACAAACACGATCCTGCGTGTTGTGACCCGCTCCGGCCAGATCCAGCTGATCCCCGGCACCGTGGCTCTGAACGAGTCCGTGCAGATGAACGACGGCCAGATCAACACCGTCACGGCCTCCATCTCTGGCAACAACCGCACCACGCGCTACGCCTCCTGATCCCCGGCGCAAGCCACCCCAGCACCTACCCGGCTCGTTTCGTCCTTCGCAGGGCGGGCGGGCTGGGCAAGGGCATTTTTCTCTGCGAAAGACCCCACACCATGGCATCCAAAATCAAGCTCGGCAACCGCCCCAAGAACTTCAAGAAGATCGTCACGTTCGACATGCTGGAGGGCGGCAAAGGCTCCATCGAATGCGTCTACAAGTACCGCACCCGCGCGGAGTTCGGCGTCTTCATTGACGAACTGATGGAAGCCGCTGGTGCCAAGGAAAAGCCAGACGGCGAAAAGTTCTCGATGGCCGAGCTGATGGATCGCACTGCTGGCGCCAATGCCGACTACATCCTCGCGGTTCTGGAAGGCTGGAACCTGGACGAAGAACTGACCAAGAAAAACGCCCAGCAGCTGGCAGACGAACTGCCCGCCGCTGCCGCCGCCATCATGGAGTCGTACCGAACGGCTTGCATCGAAGGCCGACTGGGAAACTGACCGAGGCCGCCCGCGCGGCCTACTTCGAGGAAAAGGACGGGGCGGTATTCACCGCCGCCGACTACGGCCTCGACGCTGTGGAGGTATGGCCCGAGAACTGGCCTGCCTGGTCTCTGTTCTGTCAGATTTCGACGCAGTGGCGCATTGGCATGGGCGGCCATACAGGGCTGGACTACGGCGCCATCTATCCCCTGCTTGACCGTATCGCAGCAGACCCCGCCGAATGGATGGATCTGTTTGAAGACCTGCAGGTCCTGGAGCGCACGGCGCTCAAGCAAATGAGCGAGAACCGCTCCGACAAATAGCCACCTCCGGGTGGCTTTCCTATTTCCTGGCTCGCTTCGGCGGGCCTTTTTCATTTGGGCTCTCATGGACGATCTAAACATCCAGGCTGGTGTCACCGTCAATGCGGAGCAGGCCGAGCGCGCCTTTGACAATTTGGCAAACCAGGCTCGGCAGATGGCCGACAGGGTCACAAAGGCCGCTGACAAGGCGGGCCAAGCGACGGACGGGATGGGAAATGGCGCAGAGAAAAGCGCAGAAAAGTTCACCCGGGCAGAAAGCCGCATCTCGGCATCCATCAAGCGCGCAACGAACGAGATTGAGCTGCTGGGCAAGACGGCTTCTCAGCGCCTGGAATTCAACATCAGCGACAAGGGGTTGGACACGGCCAAGTTTGAGCCCGCCCTGAAAAAGCTCCGCGAGCTGGAGGCCCAGGCGCAGCAGCCCAGCGCGCTGCATCTGGCTCGCTGGACAAGATGGGCATCAGCGCAGCCCAGACCGCCGCCGCATTGCGTGGCGTGCCAGCGCAGTTCACCGACATCGTGACCAGCCTACAGGGAGGCCAAGCGCCGCTCACCGTGTTCCTGCAACAAGGCGGGCAACTCAAAGACATGTTCGGTGGCGCTGGCAACGCGGCCCGCGCACTGGGTGGCTATGTGCTGGGGCTGGTTAACCCGTTTACCATTGCAGCCGCCGCAGTGGCCGGTATTGCCGTGGCCTACAACCAGGGCGCAAAAGAGGCAGACGCGTACCGCGCAGCACTCATCACGACCGGCAATGCTGCGGGCACGAATGCCGCACAGCTCAAATCCTACGCGCAGGAAATCAGCAGCGTAGTCGGCACCCAAGGCAAGGCCGCGGAAGCTCTGTCTGCGCTGGCAGCAACAGGCAAAGTCGGCGCGGAGAACCTGCGCGAAGCCGCACAAGCCGCCGTGGCCTACGAGCGTGCTACCGGCCAGGCGGCAAGCAAGACGGCGGAACAATTCGCCGCGCTGCGAAACGAGCCACTGGCCGCCGTGCTGAAGCTGAACGAGGGGATGAACTTCCTGACGGACAGCACGTACAAGCAGATCAAGAGCCTGGAAGAGCAGGGCAAAACGGCAGAGGCCGCCAATGTGGCGCAGCGTGCATTTGCCGACACCCTGTCTGGCCGCGCCGGCGAGATGGAGCGCAACCTGGGCACCGTGGAGCGCGGTTGGATCGCCGTCAAGGATGCAGCGAAATCCGCGTGGGACGCCATCTTGAATGTGGGCCGCGCATCCACCAGCGTGGATCAACTGGCAGAGGTGCGCAAGCAGATTGCGCAGCGCGAGAACCAGATTGCCAATGGCGGCTTTGGCGCCAACGAAGGCGGTGCCGCGTTTGGCCGCCCATCGCAGGCCGCTACCGAACGGCTGCGCGCAGAGCTGGCCGGGCTGCAAGCGAAGGCCGCCGCGCTGGAAGGTGTCTCCTACGCCACCAGGGTGTCCGCAGAAGAAGAGCGCAAGCGCGGCGAAGCGGTGAAGGCGGGTGCGGCGTTCGACAAGGCGGGCGAAAAGTTCTTGAGCGACAAGACCCGCATGGAACGCGAACTCGCGGCGGCCCGCGTGCAAGGCGCAGAGGCCGGGCGCTCGCAGGCAGAGATTGAAAAGCGGCTGGGCGAAATCCGCGCCAGCTACGCCAAAAAGGGCGGCGGCGGTGTGGCGGCAGAAAACAAAGAGCTGCGAGATCAGCAACGCATCTTTGCAGAGCTGGCTGGTGTGTCATCCACCTACTACGCCGAACTTGCTAACGCACAAAAGCAACGCGCCGCTGGCGTAATCACTGAGCAGCAGTATGTGCAGGCGGTCGAGGCGCTGATCAAAAAGCAACCCTTTGCCGTTGCCATTGCCAAAGAGCAGGCCGACGCCACCAAGGCACAGGCCAAGGCATCCGAAGAGGCAGCAAAGGCCCACCTGAAATACGTGGAGAGCTTTGGCAAGGGCGCAGCTGCAGCCCAGCAGCAAGCCGACCAACTGCGCACCGAAGAGGCCGCAGCCGTCATCGCTGCAGGTGGTTACTACTCGCTGGCCCAGGCAATCGAGCTGGTGACCATTGCACGCCTTGAGGAAAAGCGAGACGGCCTGCTGGGCAATGAAGAAGCCTATCTCGCTGTCCAGAAAGAGATCGACGCTCGCAAGGAGTTGGTGGGCCTCATCGGCTCCAAAGAAGCCCGCAAGGCTTCAGAGGATGCCGCAAAAGATGCGCAGCGCGACTGGGAAAGGGCAGCGGCGGATATTGAACGCTCACTGACTGACAGTTTGTTGCGCGGGTTCGAGTCTGGCAAGGACTTTGCAAAGAACCTGCGCGACACGGTCGTCAACATGTTCAAGACGATGGTGTTGCGCCCTGTCATCTCTGCCATCGTGAACCCTGTTGCGGGTGCGATCACTGGGGCGCTGGGGCTAAGTGGCGCAGCCAATGCTGGCACTGGAGGCGGCGTTCTTGGCGCTGTCGGAACGGGCGCCAGCATCTACAACGCCGGAACCGGCCTGGCTGGCATGGCGGGTGGTTTTGCCAACGGCCTGAGCGCCTGGGGTGCGGGCGGCAGTGTCACAGGGGTGCTCTCGAATCCTGGGCTTTACTCCGCAGCAGAGCTGGCTGGCGCCCTGGCGCCCATCTCCCTAGGAATTGGGGCAATCTACGCCATCGCCAAGTCCCTCGACGACAGCGGCACGTACCACACCGGCGGCGCAGCGCAATACAGCGCGGCAGGCGGCCTCCTGTCCGGCCAGTCGGGCGCCAACTACAACATCGGCTTTGGCCGGGTGGAAGCGGGGGCAGACAGCATCAAAGCCGTGGGCGGCATTGCGCAGGCTCTGGGCACCGCGCTCGATGGCGTGGCCGTATCGTTCGGCCAAAAAGCAGGCTACGAAATCGCCACGGCCTTTGCCGACGACACTAGCAAAGACGGCGCATGGGGCGCGCTGCGCATCAGCAAAGACGGTAAAGACCTGCTCAACTGGGAGCAAACCCGCCAAAGCCGCTGGGCGCCCAAAGAGTTTGCAGACGGCGAATCGGGTTACAAGGAATATTTGGCCGCCGTGGCAAAAGACACGCGCCAGGTGTTGCTCGACATGGACCTGCCATCGTGGGCAGACACCATCATCACGTCCATTGGCGATGCGGCCAACATGGATCAGCTCTCCGCAGCGGTGCAGCAGATCGGCGCGATTCAGACCGCATTTGAAGTCATGGGCCAGAGCATGCAAATGTTCTCCGGCCTCACAGACGAAATGCAGTCTGGCCTGCTC